CTACGTAATCCTTCACTGCCGCAGATGTTGGCAGCGTAGTGTCATTGTCGTTTGAGCCAATACCCTCTGACTCCGTTACAATGGCACTAGCTTTGAAGTTGTCTACTTCAATGTTTGATACAGTATTGTTGTCTACATCAATAGTCTTGTTTGTTAGGGTCTGCGAACCGGTAAGAGTGGCTACGGTGCTATCAATAGCAAAAGTAACAGTATTCCCTGAACCGCTAGTATCAATGCCTGTGCCACCAGTAAGCGTGAGACTCTCGCTGTCAAGGTCGATAGACAATGCTCCACCTGTGTCTGCGGCGAAGTCGAGGTCTTGTGCTGTGACTTGGCTGTCAACGTAAGCCTTGATAGACTGTTGCGTAGCCAACGCAGTAGCACTGTCAGATGATAAGGTGTCTTCATCAAGAATGTCCGTTACAGTTGTAGTCGGCATTGCAATGCTGTCTACATAGGCAACACCGTCGATGTACAGGTCTTTGAACTCTGAGCCAGATGCACCCAAGTCATACGTATTGTCAGCGGAAGGAATGATGTTAGATGCAACATCTGCCGTGATGGTTACTGTGTCACTGGCAGCGTTACCCAGTGTGGTGTTGCCATTGACTGTCAGATTGGCAGTAATAGTGGCACTTTCGTCCACCTGCAGTGTGTCGATGGTTGCAGTGCCATCAAGGTACAGGTCTTTGAACTCAAGGCTACTTGTACCCAAGTCAATGTCATTGTCTGTTACAGGTACAATTACACCATCCTGAAACCGTACCTGCTCAGTAGATGACGAAGACACATCGACGAAAACACCAACCCGATTGTTAGTGTCATCAACTACAACTTTGTTAATCGGTGTGGTAACGCCGGGGTCACCAATCAGTCCAATGACCGGGCCTTCGGCTGCAGTACCATCGTGTGCGTGACCCGTGCTGTTGTTAAATGCAGCCAGTATCTGATTAAATTCATCATTACTGTGTGCTGCGGTAATAACATCACCGTCAGTGTAAGATGATTGTCTGGTGTATCCTGCCATTACCTTCTTGCTCCTGCGTCAAATTCTAGCTGAAAACCTTTGAGTGAATATGGGGATGACTCCCCGTTGTCCACAACCCGTAGTGCTATCGCAAAACCACTTCCCTCTACCGGCTGTCTAACGAGTGGGTTTGACTGACCACCATATGTAGAGGTGCCATATTTACCAACACCATACAATGCAACAACCTGTGAACTGTCAAAAGGATATGCTGCTGGTCTTGCGGCATCAGGTGATTCATAGTCATACCGTAAAAACAAATCAGAGTTTACAATTCCTGTCGGTGCATAGTTAATAATTACACGTTGGAAATTTTTACGGATACCTGCATCCCCTGCTGTAATATCTGTTGAACGATAACGGCCAATAATATTTGTTCCGTCAAACTGATTTGTTTGTTCCTGCCTGTAAACAAATCCGTCAAAGCCGCCATGCAAAACATAAGTAGTGCCTTGAACACTATTTGAGTCTGTGCAGGATGGCTGTATGCCCAGAGTTTCAGAAAACTCATAACCTTGCGCACGTTTTACAGCAATAATACCCTTTGTTCTAGCCTCTGTATTTGCAGAGGTATTAACTTGGAATAAACGATACTGTGTTTTATCTGGTATTACTAGGCTATCAAATTGGTCGATGTCTGTCACGCCTTCAAAGCGTTCCTGAATGGCCTTACTGATTGTACCAAGTTCAACGTCATTAATGCGTTCAGTACCAGCTACAGTTCTAAGACCGTCTCTCCCAAGGAATATAATGTCACCACCAAGTTCCTGAACAGTAAAACCGTTGAGACATCCAATGTCTCTTGTGATAGGCTGCATTACAAAGTCTGCAATAGTATTGCCTGTCAGCCTGTATATACGATTTTCGCCAAATATAATAAGTTCGTTACGAAATGGAAACAGTGCTGTAATAGTGCTGTCTACACGTATTGAACCTGCGCCATTGGCTGTACTAAAATCATTATCAGTAAATGGTGCAGTAAATACTACTTCTTCTGGATTTGCACTATGTCCGGCAAAAAATAATGCGTCCTTAAAACCAACAACAAACTTTGGATTAGCTGGCGCACCTGTCGCATTCAAGTCCGTTACTGTTGTCCCATCGTATTTTGTAGCGTGGTTAGCACCGTCAGCCCAAACAATGTGGTCAGTACCACTAAGATTATACCTAAAGAAAGTATACTTGTTTGCGTTTGACCGCCCTGTATCAATCTCTGTCCAGCTACCTGTTGTCCCTGCTTCAAATACTTTCTCGCCTCTAGCTGCAATAACTTTGTTATTACCCTCAAAGAAAGCTGACATTAAGACAGACTCACTTGAAGAAGATGTTTGTGGAACAACATTACTATTCCACTTTTCAAAACCGTTGATGCGTCTATATCCACCACCAACGTCAGGCTCAAAGTTTTCTAGTTCAAGTGCCATGCCGGGAGACATAGCAAACGTAGAACGGTTTAGAATAAGGCCACCTTCACACGCAAAGTAAAACGGGCTAAGTCCAGATTCGTCAGCCATTACTTAGCCCCCTGTCGGAAATACTGAAGTACCGTACCGTTGTGATTGCGGAATATACGTGGAACGCACGTAGCTGTAGTTCCTGTTAATAAACAAACTCTGCATATGCTTAATGCCCTCTTCAAATCGGGCAAAGTTAATGCCGTATTGCTGTGCCTCACCACGATACTGATAACCGTAGGCAGTTGCACCGTCCACGATTACCTGACGAAACTGTTCAGGAATGGTGGGTACATCCGTTGCAGCACTGAGAGCAATGGGCTTTACATATGCGTCATACTTGAGTGTGTATGCTTTATCTGGGTAAGGGTACAGTCCATAGTTGTTGTCCGGTGTACGGAATACATACAGAGGAACTGCACCAATGTCTGATGTACTCTCTTGGTCGATGTGCCTATCGACATACTGGTTATAGTCCATGATGCGCAGCGTTGTACCCGCTACACCAAGAGAGTCATCTTTGGAAATACGAAAGGTTTCGTAGTCCACATTGTAAATTGTAGCACCGATTGAGTAACGTGTGGTGCCAGCCACAAGCGTTTCAGTTTGTTCTGCGTGGCTAAATGACCAGCCAAACTCACGCTGAAAAATATAGTTGATGGCGTCATTCACAGCATTTTTACACTGCGTCTGAAATCCACGAGATGTAGTAAAATTAGAACTCGTCAATGCAACTTCATTAAAACGAGCCAGAACTTCATTCGTGATGTCGAGATATGTGTATGCCATCTGAAATCCTTAAAAGTTAGGAGGGCGACTTCTGCCGCCCCCCCCCCATGTTACTTAGGCTTGGTCACGGGCCACTTCAGCAGCTTCCATTTCACCAAGTGCGCTTACATCCATCATGATGGCGTAGACACGAATCTCGCCAGCAGTGAAAGATGCACCGGAACCAGCAAGGGTCAAGTCCAGAGTGTCTGCCGAAGCAAGAACTACATCTGCAGAGACAGTAACGCTGGGTGCGTAAGCATTATCAGCGGCACCGTCAATGTCGAATGCGGTTACATACTCGTCAGCATCTGCACCCGTACCAAGGGTAGCGGTTGCGTCAGTACCAGTATTCATGGTAGCAGAAGAAGTTACCTGAAAACCAGCAGCAACAATCTTAGTGTTCGCAGGAACAGTGATACACTGTACTACGTCACCCGGAGCAATGCTATTGGCAGTAAGGTCAACGACCTGCTCAACCATGTACGGATTGCGTCCACGCTGGGAGTTACCCATAGCAGGAGCAAGAGTAGCAGTAATTGTAGCCATTATCTAATCTCCCTTAGCGGACGTTGTAGATGGCGTTAACAAGTGCTTCAGGGCGAAGAATCTTGCGGCCATACAGATGCATACCACGAACGATGTCAGCGAAGCTGTCAGGGTCACGGTAGGTTTCGGTCTTGTTAATCTGCTCTGCAGTTGCAACAGCAGACGAATGACCAGCAACAATCACACCGTAGTTAGTGGCGTTGGACGCTGCTTCAGTAGCAGGACCAGAACCGACAGACGGCAGGTTGTTGGAGACGTAGATGGTGAAACCATGAATGGTGCCAGCCATCTGACCATTCTGCAGACCTGAGCCACCGAAGTCGGCGTTGAACAGACGAGAGTCTTCGTCCTTCAGGAGTTCTGCAAAAACAGGGTCGATGACAAGCCAACGTCCAGTGGTGTCAACATTCTGCTGGTCTAGCTTACGGCCCATACGAGCGATAAGCGAAAGCGGGTTAGCTTCACCAGCGGTAGTCGGAGCAGCAGTTGCGCCACCCACACGAGGGGTGAGAGCAATCGACTGACCGCCAGTACCGGCGTTGAAGTCGCTGCCATCCAGCTTCATGCTTGCAAGCAGTTCGTCCGAACCGGCAGTCGAAACAGCCTTGGAGCCGTTTACAACGTCGTTAGCGGTGTCTGCATTGGAGTGCAGAGCAGACTGCTTGAAGCCCGACAGGTAGCCAAGAACGTCTTGGTCAAACTGGTCGGCAAGGCGGTAAGCCGCACGGTCAGAGGCGAGGCTCTGGAAGTTAACGTGCGAATGTGCCTCTTCAATGTCATCAACCTTGAACGCAAAGTAGTTAGCTTTGTCGATGGTCAGGTTGAAGTCTTCGTCGTCAAGGTCTTGCGGGGTAATGGTCGTGCCACGCTCGTAAGCCTTAACAGTGATTTCGGGTTCTTTGATAATCCGAACGGAATCACCCATTTGAGCAATTTCACCAAAGTAGTCGTTATTGGTAATTGCTTCACAAACAGCGGCCTTGCGGAAAGCAAGTTGCACCTGTTTGCTGTAAATTACGGGCGAAAAATTACCGTTAGGAAGGTTACCATAACCCGCAGCGGATGCGAATGCCATGTTACTTTCTCCTAATTAGCATTTTACAGATGCAAACTCACCAGACTAATCAGAGGCTGAATCGTATGGGTGCGTCTTATATTCAGTTGGCCGACCGAATATTTAACGGGCCAAACTCGTCAGGTAATCCGAAGACTGAGGTGTTTGCGGTTTTGGTGCAAGCAGGTAGCGAACCCACTTACACCTTTGATGACTATAGTTATACATAAAGATAACTATTTGTCAACACTTTTTTTACCGGGCTGATCCCGATACGTCATAGATAAACTTTCCAGACCGGATAGCTTCCATGATCTCGTCCGACCGTTTTTCGTATTCTTGCGGAGACATACGTTGAACGTCCGATTCTTTCATGTAGGTTGCCGCTTCGTTTTCTTGCGGCTTACTACGACTATCTTTTGTACTGACAGATTTGGCTGCGTCGTCGTTTGATTTAGCTTTCTTCTTCTTGCCAATGCCCATATCAGCTTTGTAGAGGTCAATCGCCCTAGCAGCAGAACGTGCGTCGTTGTCGTTTTCATACAGCGCATCCTGTACCCATTTAGGCTGTGCCTCTGCCCACTCGTGAAATTCATCACTGTCACGAATGTCGTCAAAGTCAGGGTGCAGTTGCATAAGTTCTGCCTCTGCCTTCTCCTTTGTAGCTGAAACCTGCATCTCGTCAATCGCTTTGATACGCTCTTCAAGTGCGCTGGCCTGTTCACTGGCCTTCTTCATTGCAATTGTTTCTACGATAGCTGCAACGTCAGGGTACTCCTTAGCCCATGTTTCAATGTCCTC